TGATGGTGTGACAGGGCCTTGAAAACCGTTTGCCTTGAGGATAAATAGTTTTGCGGCTTACTGTGCCCGGGTGGCGAAATTGGTAGACGCACTCTTCGCGGGCGTGCTGGTTCGAATCCATTCCCGGGCACCAGATTTATTCCTGAGACCTCGCAGATTCGCGAGGTTTTCTTTTTGCCCTTCGCATTCTCCGGGACCGATAAATTGAAATCGAAGCTCATTTGAAATAATTTATTACAAATAGAGTCTATATAGGTGTTTGCAAAAATCGAATCTTATAGGTAAAATTTCATTTCTCTGTTGCCCGGGTGGCGAAATTGGTAGACGCACTAGCTTCAGGTGCTAGCGCCTTCACGGGCGTGCTGGTTCGAGTCCAGTCCCGGGCACCAGACCTACTTGTCATATCCCGTTAACTCTAGGTTTAACGGGATTTTTTATTGTTCGTTTTGGCATATCTCGGTATATTCCGTTTTAAATAACGGTTTTTTAACGGTTTCTCTAACGGTTTTTAACGGTTGCAGATATGGCGGCAATTAGACGAACGACACGCGGCACGTACGAAGTGTACGGCTACAAAACGAAATTAGACGGAACAAAGCAAAGATTCTCCAGAACATTTAAAACTCGAGCTGAGGCGAAACGTTTTCACGCAGAACTCGAGCTGGGTAGTGCAGAACGATCTTCTCAGATAACACTGTCAGCCTTAATTGATGAATACATTGTTGAGGCTACTTCCCAGAAACGCTCTAAACGTACAGAGGAAATCCGCCTGAGAAGACTCCAACGAGACAAATTGGCGACACGCACTCTATCCTCGATCACAAAAAAGACGATAGAGAACTATATCGAACGACGGCTCCAGGAGCGCGCTAAAAATCGAGACAGCAATATTTCACCGTCCACCGTGAATAGAGAGCTGACGATTCTCTCGGACGTTTTCCAATACGCTATTAAAAACGAGCTCACGGATGTGAATCCATGCAGAGGTGTAGAGAAACCTCGAGAGCCTGAGCACCGTGAGAGGGTGGCCTCGGATGAGGATATAGAGAAACTCTTGCTGGCTTGCGGTTGGGACGGTCACACAGTGCCAAAAAATAAAATGCAGTTGGCCGTGGCGGCATTCTTGTTTAGTTGTCAAACGGGAATGCGAGCGGGCGAATTATTAAAAATCGAATATTCTTGGATTGACGACAATGTGCTTCATGTACCTGCTGAGGCTACAAAAACATTGTCAAGAAGAGACGTGGCCTTGTCTGCAAGAGCTCGGGAAATTCTTAAATTTGTTATGGAGCTCGAGTATGAACCACGGATTTTTGGCGGACTTAACGATCACAACAGAGATACGTTATTCCGAAAAGTGCGGGATAGGGCCGGTCTTGGTCCTGAGTACGATTCTCAAAACCGACTGATTAAAGAGGGCCTGAATTTTCATGACGGCCGCGCAACTTTTGCGACGTGGGCCGCGAGCCCTGATCCAGAAACAGGGGCGCCCCGCTTGGACGTGTTGGCGCTTGCAAGACAAACGGGGCACAAAGATTTAAAGATGCTCCAAAGATATTACAGAGCGGGCGCTGAAGAAATTGCTAAGCGGCTGAAATAGCGAGCTTGGCTCGGGCGTGTCTTTTGCTTTCCATGTAGTCATCAACATCTTTTGTGTACCAACGGTCACGCCCATTCTCTGAGAAGGCGTCAGGTTTTGGGAACTTCGGGTCCTTCATAATCTGACGAGCGGCAGAAGAGCCAGGAGCAAAGCCAATTCTCACCTCAACCTCAGGTTTGCTTAGCGTGAGTTTTGTAGTTTTCTGAATCAGCTTTTCAGCAATCTGACTGGAGAGTTTATCGGCCACCATGCTGGACAATTTGTCATAGTCAATATCTGTCATTTTCGTCCCTCTGATGCTTCAATTCTTCCAATTTCTCGATGCAGTTTGTCCATACAAATCTTGTCGAACTCCTTTTTGTCTTCCGGAGTGATTAGCATCTGGAACTGTTCCAGCATGATGTGGACATCGGCGCATTCCTCAATGACATGGTGCCAATGTTCCGGGGACGGTTTATCAAAGTAGGCGTCAAACGCTTCCTGCAATTCATCGACTTCTTCCGGCAATTTTTCGTACACCTGATGGTCAAAGCCGTAATGGTCCATGATCATGATCAAACAGGAGTAAAACTCAACCGCTTTATTCAGTGTCATTCTTGGCCTCCTGCTCGTCGAGCTTCATGAACTGGTTGAAGATGTTTTGTTTCAGGGCTTTTGCGGGAGCAACATCTGAGTTGCTATGAACGTTCATGTCCTTGGCTTTACTCAGGAAGAAGTTCAACAGGCGCATGACTAGCATTGACTCTTCTCGAGTGAGAACGATTTTGTCCATGGTTATTCATCCTTAAAGAAAACTAAAAAGAAACGATTCGTTCCGGCTTTGTTTGCTGCCGGTTTCTTGTCTCCGAAAATTGGCTCACGACCGAGCACGTAAAGGAGCTCGGATAAGGAGACATCCTTGTCAGCACACTTAAAGATCAATGTCCCGTTCGGCTTCAGCGGATAATTATTTTTGGGCATACCGCCTCCATAAAAAACACTCCATTAGGGGCGTCTGAAATGTCTTTGATTTAATATCGCTCGTGCTCGTCCAGGTAGCTCGAAAACCTCCCGAACTCCCTCATTAATTTTTTCTCTAGCTAACTGGCGAGCGGCCAAAAACTCCTTAACGGTTCGTTCTGGAGAAGTGTCCATGCCTTCCTTCAACAGGGCCACAATCTCCGAGCACACCTCCCGAATCGTGTCCAGCTCCTCAGCTGTGCCCACATAGCCTGAGGCTTTTCCTGACTTCTTGCGGTCAACAATAGCGGCCAGGGCATAGAGAGCTTTGATCTGTCGGTTAGTGAACTCTGCTGCTTCCTTTTCTTGACCTTTCCAGGAGCGATCAAACAGCATCATCCCGCCCCAATTCAGCAGATCCTCAATCTGCACCATGTGATCCTGCGTGGCCTCACCACGTGGCAGAGTGACTTCCACAACCAGGCCCATGTCAGTGATGATGCTTTTAATCTCAGTAATGTCAGTCTGAGAATAAAAAGAGCCAGTCAATCTGACTGGCCGCGGCTTGTACTTCTTGCGGGGTTTCTTGTTAGTTGACATGTTGAATCGTTTGATTTAATTGTCAGCGGCATGATTTTAGCGCTCTGCGGATCGCGATCTTTGCCTCACTCAGAAGTTCCCAGTAGTCGGTAACAAGACTCTGCACGAGGATTGTTTCAATCTCAGAATCGAGCGGGCTGTCAGAGCGCAGTGTCCAGTAGCCCTCATCTGTTTTGTACAGCGTGCAGACTGTCTCGGCATTGAATCTGATGTCGTACAGCTCATGGTCTTTCCAGACAAACTCAACCTTATTTGATGTTGACATTCTGTCGCTCCTCAAGATGTGCCCCAGGGACTACCTCACCAGCTTTCAACTTCTTGCCGATAGCGATCAAATCAGGACTTGTTTCAACTTTCACTCTGAGCAAGTCTTTCGGCAGGATGTCCATCTCGTCCACAATGGTGGCCGTGGACTTGCGCAGGTAAACAGTGACGAGCGGATCAGAAACCTTCTTGAGGCCGCTCGAAGTCATAGCGTCCAGCATCAGATTTTTGAGAGTATCAGCGCGCCGCTTCATGCCATCCTTACGAGCCTTCAGTCTCTTGATCTGGGCGTCGATTTGCTGCGCTTCGCTGTCGAGTTCAAACAGATACAAGCCCGTGTTTTTGATTGTCTCGTTCAAGTCTCCAGCAAATTCAACCAGAGCATCAGTGCCTAAGATTTCACCTGTTTCTTCATCAACCTGGACGCCTTCCAAAACCTTGCGGTATTCCTCAGGAATTTCATAAAGTTTCATATAAAAGAAAAGGCGCAGTTTTTAGCCGCGCCTTCTAACGTAAAAGAATGTTTAGAACGGAATGTCTTCAGGGTTGCCCGTGTAAGGCTCCTCGGCTGGGGCGGCCTGTTTTACCTGGCCAGGTCTATCGGACTTCTTGTCGAGGAGTTGCAAGTTATCGGCCACAATCTCGGTGCTGTACTGAGTTTTGCCTTCCTTGTTCTCCCACTTGCGTGTACGAAGGTGGCCTTCAATGAAAACCTTTGAACCCTTGCTCAAGTAAGTCTGGGCAACCTCAGCAGTGCGACCAATGCATGTAATACGGTGCCACTCTGTTTCTTCCTTTCTTTCACCGTCCTCACCTTTGCGGAATGTGGAAGTGGCAACAGAGAATGAAGTGATCTGAAGGTTAGTGTTGGTAAAGCGGGTTTCTGGATCACGTCCGAGAGCACCCAGGATGAAGACTTTATTGACGCTAGGCATGTTTATTCACCTTGTTGAGTTGTGTCGAGATCGGCCTTCCGTGCAATGGCATAGAGGCGACGTTTTTCAGAATCAGAGAAGAGAGCGTGTTGCTCAGGATTCTTTTCCTTCAGAGAGGCCATGAAGTTTTTGATTGATTCAACGCCCAGGGCCGCGGCCTTTTCTGCCTCAGCCTGAATCTCTGGAGAGATCGTGGCTGCACCACTAAGCCAGCTCAGGAGCTTTTTCCCTGTTTCCTCAGTGATGACTTCAGGATCTTTAAACAATCCTGTACGGTCTTTACTTGCGACTGCGTTATGACTATCTCGGTCAATAGAGAGCAGCACAGTGAACTCAAACTCAATACCGTCTCTTTGCTCGGTTTTGTCCTGAACCTTTTTTACTTTGCCATCAACCAGGGCCACGCCCGCTTTACTTCTCATTGTTGCGATAACGTGAGCGCGGCTATTCAGAATCGTGTCCAAGAACTTGCGGTGCATAGGCGTGACCTTTTTCCAGCCCGCCATGGAGTTGCCATTTGAGAGCAGGTCAACGAGCTCTAGGCAACCGTTTTTGCCCGTCCATTCTGGCGTGATGGAATCCAGGATGATGACGTTATAGCCAGCTTCTTCTGCTGCGTGAATCGCTTCGCAGTACACATCAGGGCTGAAACTGTCAGTTAATTCAAGAACATCAAACTCAGGAATGCCAGGCAATCCAGAGTAGAGAGAGGCGCTGCCGCGTTCGGTATCGACAACAGCGATTTTCCCGCCGAGGCCCTTAGCCAGGCGCAGAGCGGAATAAGTTTTGCCAGAGCCGCTGATACCTTCCAGGGCAAGGCGGAGTTTAGATTCAGATCGAACCGCTTTTTTAAATGTGAATGTCATTGTGCTATCCTTTTAAAGAGGGTTGTTGCCGCAACCCTCAAGATCATTCATAGTTTCAGTTGTTGTTGAAAGGATGTACGATTGAAGCTCATATGGTCTAACTTCAAAATTCAAAAGGAACTTCATCTAATTCAAACGGGATGAAGTTCTTTTTTTGCTCCCGCTCAGCGCACTGGCGCTCGAAGTCGTTCAGCTCCTCGTCTGTCCATTCGGAAGAAGAGGGCTCGTTATCGAGCATTTCACGCGCCTGTCCCCAGGTGATCCCACAGCCGTAGTACTCAAGCTCGTCTGGCAGATCCGGAGGTTCACGAAACTGAAATCGGCCAGCCTCAGCCAGATTCATCATGTAGTTCATAATCTTGCTCATACTCAATCTCCTTAAAAATCAAACAAAGCTGAGAACGGTGTTTGCGGTAGCGTTGGTTTCCTTTTGTTCTTCCGCCTTATGTAGTTCTCATGGTTTCGCTCTCGGCAGCGCTCTTTGTTTCGTTGGTAGTAGCCCTGCATGTAGGCCTTGATTTTTTCTGGCGTGCCGCGCATCAATGCCACCCTTGCTCACTGAGGTACTTATCAAACACGGGTTCAATCTCAGGATGTCGTTCATCCTCACCGTTCTCGGCCAGTTGGTTGATCCGCTCGTCGCAGTAGCGAGGGATGTACTCTTCAAAGAACTTCTCGAGGAGCCGTTCATATTCTGCTTCGCGTTTTTCTTCTTGCCAGGACGGCCGCCAGAGGTCACCAGGGCCAGGGCATGTTCGAGGTGTGTAAGTCATTACAGCCACTCCACAAAAAAGAAGGGAAGAATCACCGAGGCGGCCAGCATGACGCCAGAGAGCACCAACAGGCAGACGTTATCTCCGTCCGCATTTTTCATTGTCAGAAACTTCTTCATAACAACCTCCAAAAGAAAAGCCCCCGAAAGCGCATCAAGGAGTACCGCGCTAACGAGGGCTAGGAGAGAGAAACTTAGAAACTTTTCACATCTGGATAGATGTCTCGGTCAATCGTTTGCCACACCAGATCAGAAATGAAATTCGACGCATACTCTTTAAAGAGCGACTTGACTTCCTTCTGGGCCTCAGCAGTCGAAACAACGTGAGCCAGATCAAGCGTTATCTCTTTCTTTCCAGAGAGCAGGGCGGACACCACAGCGCGCTCTGCATACGTGAGAGCATCAGTGAGACAAATTGCAGAACCGCGCTCTTTCAAAATGTCTTCAACAGCAACATCAAAAATCTGTTTTTGTTCATCTACTAACAGGTCCATTTTTCTCTCCTTAAAATATGTAAAAAAGACCACATTCATAAGCTCCCCTCAGCGCAAAAAACTGGAACCAACAGTTATTGGTAAAAAGCCTGGGGAGCTTATGAAGATGGTCTGAACTTGTACATTTTTTGAACAAGTTGAGGGCAACAAAAAAGCCCGCCGAAGCGAGCTTGGAAATAAGTTGATTAGTGTTTAGTTGGTTATATTTTTGATATTTTTCAGAAAATCCTTTGTGTCCAAGAAGTAGTTCGGATAAGCTCTCTTAATGTCTTTTAAAGTTCCAGCGGACATCAGAACAACAGCCGTATCTAGATTATTTCTTGTCTCCAGTTCTTTTGCGTAATAAAAACTTTCTGCGTCCGATGGATCGTCAAACGCAGTCAATCGGACCTTTCCTTGGTTAGCAAACAATTGGATGACGTGATAACCCAAAAAATTTGGATTGGTTGTCTGAATGTGTCGTGTTGAGACTGCAATTCCTTCTAGCTTTCTAAGCACAGAAAGTTCATCTTCCAACTCTTTAAATTTAAAGATCAACTCGGATTTAGAGTTCCCTTTAAACTCATCTATCACAGGGCTCTCTTCTTGTATTGAAAAAAGAGCACTAGCAATTTTGAAGAATTTCTTTATTTTTTCATCCCCCTCGCCACTCTTCAGCGAACACTTCTCTAACATCCCGAGAGTTTCAACTGCCGTTGCCCAGGAGTGTTGTAATTTTGTCCTTATCTGTAATTCGATTCGCAAGTCATTAAATTTAGGATGTTTTACATTCCGGTACTTCACCACTTGATGAAGGCTTCTATATCCATCAGGTTTAGGCTCTTTGATGTAATCATTCGGAGGCAAAACAAGCTGATGCTTGAATTTACTGCTATTTAGTTCGCTGTAAAGTCTATTTATGTCGTGGATTGAATTTACTACTACTCTAATTCCTCCGATGTCTTGCATTCTATCGAGATCCATTGAAGGAAATCGCTCAAGTTTACTGATAATCGAAGGCGTTCGTTTCAATCTCTGGGCGACGATAGGAGAAGAAAAGTGTAGATCCTTAACCTTCTTTCTGAGAAATGCTTGAAGGGTGTTAATAGGTACAGCATGTGCAGTTCTCCAAGAGCTTAAAACTCTAAGAGCGGTTGCCTTCTCGTCTGTATCAGTAGGGCTAACTAAAGTCTTACCCGCTTTTCTGACAGAAGAACGTGATGGCACTGTGTAGCTATCAATCTCCATTACTTCCTCCTCTATGGTTTTTAGATTTTAACCTATGCTAATTACTGAACAACAGGCTTAAACCAGGATATGCCAAGATATGCCACGATATGTAGCAACTGTTTTTTGAGAAATTAAAACGCATTAGTTACGGAGACTGAACTGATTCAGCCTAAAACGCGCTTTAATTTATGAACTGTCTTAGCTTGAACGGCCCTACTAGTGAATGATCGCTCTTACTTTGCCGAATACTATCTATAGTTGTTTTTCTCTCAGTATTCGTACAGGGAGCTGGTTGGATCACGCTATGCAACATACGTACTTGGAAACTAACTTCTAGCCGCGTAGCTCCTCTCGGAGCGGACTTTAACCTGTCTCACTTTCGCATTCTCTCTGCCGCATCCTCGCTTTCGCTTAGATTACTTAGGCGCAATTCATTGCCGCCTGGTCGCTCCGTGCACCTTTCGCTTTACTCGGTGTTTAGGAGCAGTGTTTCTTGATTACGAACCTGCAAGAAACATTTTAAAGAGCTACTTGTTCGTTACAAGTACAAACTGTAAACCAATTGAAAGAAAATTGCAAGCAAAGACTGTAGCTTTTCTTGCAATAAGGGAAAGTGATAGTAATAGTAATAGTAAAGATTTAGTTGTTCTTACCGTGCCAGCGCATTGCTCTCCTAAAGCCAGCGGCCTCGGCTTCCTTGACGGTCAGAGCCAGAAATTCTCCCTGCTTGTCGATCTTTACCTTGTCATATTGCTGATCGAAGGGAAGGTGATAGATCTTCTCACCAGAAGAAGAGATGTTGCACTTAATCATGGGAAAGTCTTTTCTCAGCTTGTAATTCTCTTCGACATCAATTCCCAACTCTTTTGCGCATTCTCGGGCGAAGTCGTCTAATTTTGTGGTGGTCACAAAAACACCTCTGACAACTTCTCCTGGGTGCTTGCGCTTGTATTCAAAGACTGTTCCAAACAGTTGAAAGATGTGCTTTTCAAAAATAGTTTTCTTGGCCGCCCAGCATTTTGCCTGGACTATGAGAGTGTCTCCCATACCTGCAAACTCCTTGCAGATTAAGTCGCGCCCCTTATCCTTTTTCTTGTCCTGGATACCCGTGTATTCAACGAGGTAATTTGCCTGTTCGTATTCCCAGCCTAATTGGAGCTCAAACAGTTTGCCGACATAACTTTGACTTGTGTGTTTCAAGAACCGGTCAAGGGCAAGCTGGTTACGCTCCGATGTCGGCAACTTTTTGTACTCCTCAGGAGACATGAACCTTCTTACTCTGTCCACTCCAGAATCATCTGTCAGATCCAGGGGCAAAAAACCGTTAGTTTCCTCCAGGATTTCCTGCTCGTACTCTTCAACAACAGGAAAGTATTCTTTGATGGTCTCCAGTTCCGATTTAAGCAGGATATTCTCTTTTATAAGAGCCTTCTTTTCTTTCTTTATTCTGGAGACTTCGTTTGCTGCAGTTATTGCAGGCCTCGACTTGTATCGTAAACACTCCTCTAAGGCTTGATCCTTGGCCACCTCATGTTCGGCAATCAAATCTGCAAGCCACTTCCGACCGTCTAAAAAGTTCTTTTCAAAAGAAGTTTGAAGTTTGATTAAGTCGGCTAGGGTTGATGCTTTTTCTTTTCGTTCCTTTTCTAATTTTTCTTTCTCTTCTGTAATCTGGTTTAAAGTACCCTGATTGCGTTGATGCTCCGCCGAAAGATTAAGGAGAACCCAAAACAGAAGAATTATAAGAACGGGGAAAAAAGCGACTACAAATACCGCAAATTCTTTCATTAGAGCCTACTAGCGGTCCATGCAAAAACGATTTTCCCAATCACTCGGACTGAATCAAGCTCCTCTTTTGGGATGTACATCTTTTCGTAGTCTTTATTGTCGGAGATGACAATGAGGCCGCCGTCAATATTACGTTGAATACGTTTAACGAATAGCTCCCCGCCGATGTTAAGAGCGTAAATGGCATCACTGGTGATCTTCTCAATGCCTGTATCAACCAGGAGGATGTCTCCATTTTCAAACGTTGGAACCATTGAATCACCGCGGCCGGTAATGACTTCCAGCTTATTGAAAGAGGTGCAGGACACGTGCTGCCGCAACCAACTCTTCCTGATTGAAAGGTGTTCGACCACCTGATCCTCGTCTGGATAAACAACGTCCCCAGCGCCCATTGAGGCAGTTGCATTGAATCTCGGTATTTTGATGATGTCGTCCTGCTCGGAATCAACCGTTTCTTCTTTGACAACAGGAATAGGCTCCTGGCCAGTCAAACTTTCTAATGACACGCCAAGCACCTGAGCAATATCCGCCAGCCGATCAATTTTCGGCGTGGCAGTACCTTTTTCCCATTGCTGCACTGATTGTGGCCTGATACCCAGCCTTCTGGCCAATTCGCTTTGATTCAACCCAGAACGTTTTCTTGCCTCAGCGATGTTGGAGGCTATTTGTTCCTTATTCATAAGAGACTCCTTCAAAGCTAATTCTACAAGTTTTCCCTGTAGGGCGAATTTATCAGATAATACAGCTAATGCTTGTAATAGTTAAGCGATACTTGTAGAATTAACTGTAACTTTTTAAAGAGGTTTTTAAATGAGCGCTAAAACTGCCTTAAAGAAGGCCATCAAGAAAGCGGGCGGCCAGAGTGCTTTGGCCAGGAAGCTCGGCATCAGCCAGCAGTCCATCCAGCAGTGGGTCGTAGTCCCGCTCAAACGTGTGAAGCAAGTTTCTGAAATCACTGGTGTCCCCCGTGAAGAGTTAGCTCCTGAGTTGTTCAAATAATGTTCCTACATCCTGAAAATCGGCGTGGTGACATTGTGGTCAAGTGCGCCGTTACCAAAGAGATGAAAGCAAAGCTCGACGCGGTTTGCATAGCTGAGAACTTGCATTCAAACGAGCTCTTGCTTTGTCTCCTTCAGGATTTCTTCCAACGCGAAGAATACAAGTTCAGTTTATGGACGCGGCTTGTAGCTGACAAGGAAAAGGAAAGTAATTCTGAAGTACCTCAGAGTTCCCGAATAAAGGGGGAACGAAATGAGCTTTGAAGCTATCAAATGGGCCATCAACCAAGACATTGACGACCCGAAGGAGAAATTACTTCTGGTGATCCTTTCTGACTTCCTGAACGATAGAACCAGGCAGTGCAACCCGTCCCGTGAAACTTTAATGCGTAAGGCTTGCATTAAAAACAACAAGACACTTTCTTCTAAGTTGGACAGTCTTGTCTCCAAAGGTCTGATTGAAATTGTCAGAGGGAAGGGCATATCCAATCGCTACCTAGTTCAGAACAGAACCACGTTCAACAGTGAACCTAGTTCAGCAGTGAACCACGTTCAGCACTGCACTACCACCAGGTTCAGTAGTGAACCTACCCCTAGTTCAGCAGTGAACCACGAACCTATAAGTGAACCTATAAAAGAACCTAATACTCTCTCTAAAGAGAGAGAGGACAAAAACTTTTCTTTAACGCCTACAGAAAAGAAAGTCTCCAAAAAACAGACAGCGGCTAAAAAAGAAAAGAAGGGCCCTTATCCATATTCGGAAAACGATCCGATCCCAGACGAGTTTTTAAAAATCGCTCAGGCAAACAACATCCAGGATCCGCAGGAGCTTTTCAAAAAAATGGTTCTCTGGTGCCAAGCAAATGGAAGGCCCTACAAAAATTGGAAAGCGGGTTTTACAACCTGGTGCCTGAGAGAAGTCGGTTACCAGAAAGAAAAAGAACAGAAGAAACAAACCCAAGCCTCAAAACAAAACCATTTTTCTTATGAGCCGCCTGGCGGTTTCACCGATGACTACTACAGAGACCAATGCGAATTTGATGAACACGGGAATTTAAAACTATGAACAACACTGAAACCCCAACACTTAATGCCGTTAATACCATTTTCGGGAAATTGGAAATAAGGCAAGTGAAAATGAATTGCATCCTTCACGGGGAATATCTGGCGAATCAAGTCTTGTTAGGCGGGAAACTCAAAGAAATAAGTGAATGCCCAAAATGTCATGAAGAACATTTAGCTGAAAGGGCTATTGATGAAGAGAAGGCCAGAAAGCAGGAAGAGGCTAAAAACCGCCAGGCGAGAATCAAAGAAACTCGTATGCCGCTCGAATACCAGGGCAAGGATTTCTCAACCTTCATTACCGAAACTGAAAGCCAGCGCAACGCATTAGCTATGGCGAAGAGGTTTGTTAATGGCTGGGAAAAGGCCAAGGCTGGCGGGTACGGTCTGTTATTCCTCGGCGGGTGCGGCACAGGTAAAACACATCTTGCCTGCGCAATCATGCTGGAGCTCCTGGACAAGTATGCATGCTTATATCCCAGGTACTACAAAGTCACAGAGATTTTCTCAGCCGTCCGCAACACCTATCAACAAGGGGCAACAACGAACGAAGAGGAAACCATTAAATTTTTCTCTTCTATTCAACTCCTAGTGATCGATGAAGTCGGCGTCCAGAAGGGCTCCGAATCGGAAAAGAGAATCCTCTTTTCAATCCTTGACAACCGAGTTACTTCAAAGAAACCAACGATTCTAATGACCAATCTCGGCTCAAAGGATTTTGTATGGGTGCTCGGAGATCGGCTTTATGACCGCATCAGGTCTAAGTGTGTACCGGTCCTTTTTAAGGGCAACTCAATGAGAACGCCCGCAACTCCTGATGTGTTTGATTGAGGTGTGTCATGTCTGATTCTGCATGGACACTGCTGATGATCATGCTAGCGCCGATTGTGTTTATCAACCTGGTGCTATTCGGGCTACTCGTGAGAGCCGCTTTCCAACTCAGCCAGGAGAAACATCATGAGGTTTGATTTCTCTTACCTGCTCAAATTCCTCGGTTGGATGGGAGGTTTGCTTTATCTGGCTGATGTCGGTTGGTTTGCCTACAGCGGTTCAAACATTGATTACGGCCTGGCATTCCTGATCGGCATTGTGATCGGAGCTGTCATCGGTTCATTCAGGAGAAAGTCATGAGCGGGTGCTGCTTGTATTGCAAACACGCTGGAGCAGGCTGGATCAGCACTAAGAACGGCTCAATCAATGTGGATAAACATGATGACTTTTACAGGGCCATGAACATCTACTGCAACAACCCTGTTACTGGCATGGATGGTCAGTGTTTTCAGATCTCGTTCGTTCGCTGTTCTTTGTTTGAACGGGCCACACAGGAACGGATACAGAAACGAATCGAATTTTATTCAAAGTTTCCGAGATTCAGGACACACGCAGAACTAATCGCACAAAGACGATAACCAACAAGGAGAAAAACCATGGAAGATTTTGAAATCCTAATTCTTATTTTCAACATCATCACCTTTGCAATAGCAGTGGGAGCTTGCATCTTGTACTCAAATCTGGAACTTCAGCATAACTGCACCAGGTGTCGGCTTTATGACGCAGAGGAAGAAATCGAAAAGCTCAAGGCTGAAATCGACTTTCTGAAGAAGAACAACGACTGAGGAGCAGACATGAACGCAGAGTTTCTTTTTTATTGCATGGTGTGCGGCTTTATTTTCATTTTGTCGTTCTTTCTTGTTGTGAAGTTTCTCGAAGACCTAAGCGACAAATCAGCCGAAAGAAGAACACAAGAACTAATCAACAAACTCTTGGAGGAGTACAGAAATGGGAAAAAGCCAACGAACTAAAGGGGCGGCAGGTGAGCGCGAAGTCTGCGAACTCATATTCCAAAACCTGGGCATACAAGTGCACCGCAATCTCTCTCAGACGAGGGACGGAGGAGCGGACATCAAGCTCAACCCTTACTCACTCGAAGTGAAGAGGCGCGCCGCAATCGGAAATCTTTACGAATGGATGGAGCAGGCCAGCAACGGGTGCGAACCAGGTGAGCGCCCCATTGTCGTGTGCAGGGCCGACCGTAAAGAATGGCTGGCAGTGCTCCCAATCGAAGAACTATTCCGCCTCATTCGAGAAGAAGTTTCGGCTACTGGAGGGAAATGATGAATGAAGAAAAACGAGAACCAAGGGGACCTCTTCGGGCATACCGATACCACAGCTTATTGCCAGTCGAAGCCCAAAACATCCTCATTGAAAGTGTCAGACTTAGAGAAGGAGAAAGCCAGGTACAACGAAATCTGCGCATATCGAGAACGATTGATCGAGTTAAGAGCAAATATCCAGAGTTTTTCTGCGCTCGGTCTTGACCCGTCCACCGTTCTTTTATCCGATGCATCAGTACGTGTCGGAGTGTCCAGCCCAAAGGCGAAGTATTCAGATCAGGACTTGATTCACTGCTTTGATCTTCGCTTAGCGGGCCTTTCTTTGCGTGAAATTTCAAAAAAGATGGATATTCCAATACGGACTTTACGTGACATTTTCTCAGGACACAGACGTGCAGTTATTCCAACCAAATTCAAATGAAGCAGTGCGCACCCGTAGCCAGAACAGCTCAATACTGAAGAAAAATCGGGGGATTGTATGACTAAGAAAAAGCCATTGACCGATAAGCAGAAGCGTTTTATTGATGAATACATGGTGGACAACAACGCCACTCAGGCCGCAATACGTGCTGGCTACAGCGAAAAAACAGCGCGTACTCAGGGCAGTTTGAATATGACAAATGTTGACATCCAGGCGGAAATAAGAAGCCGCCAGGAAGCATTAAAAAAAAAGCTCGAATATACGGCTGAAGATTGGACACGTGATGTCCTTGAGCTGAAAAATCGCTCAATGGAGGAGATCGAGCTTAAAGACGAGGACGGCAATGTAGTGCATACGGAGACGAAAGATCCTCAGACCGCTCATAAATGCTTGGATATGCTCGGCAAACGCTTAGGCCTATTCGTTGAGAAGAAGCAGGTGGAAGTTAATATTTCCGATCGCTCCTCCTGGCTGAATGAAGTTTTGAAGGAGGTCAAGGATGAATAAAGAGGCCGCCGACTTCGAGATGGGCTTAAGGCGCCTGGCTATCGCTTGCACGAATGATCCTCTTCTTTTCGTCCAGAAGTGTTTCCGCTGGGGACATGGAGAGCTGGCCAATTACGAAGGCCCTGACGTGTGGCAGCAGAAGATTCTCTGCGATATTCGCGACCGGCTAAAGAACGGTGAGACACGGCATAAGGCCATTCAAATTGCTGTAGCCAGCGGGCACGGTATCGGGAAAACGGCTTTTGTGGCCTGGATTATGTTGTGGGCAATCTGCACCTATCCAGACATGAAAGGGGTCGTGACGGCAGAAACCAAGAACCAGCTCATTACAAAAACCTGGTCAGAGTTGCATAAATGGCACCACCTTTGCCTGTTTAGAGACTGGTTTGAGGTGGCGGCTGAATCCATTTTCTCAACTCAGCCTGGACACAAATACACCTGGAGAATTGATGCTATCCCGTGGAATGAGAACAACACCGATGCTTTCCAGGGCCTCCATAACCAGGGCAAGAGAATCCTGGTGCTATTCGATGAAGCCTCAGTTATTGCTCAGAAGATTTACGAAGTTACGAAAGGCGCGCTCACGGACAAAGACACCCAAATTATCTGGTGTATTTTCGGGAACCCGACACGCCCAGACGGCCCATTCTTTGACGCTTTCCACAAGAGCCGCCACCGCTGGTTAACGTACAACATTGACAGCCGCACAGTGAAGATCACGAACAAGGAGCAGTTGCGCGAATACGTTGAGGATTATGGAGAAGATTCAGACTTCGTGAAGGTGCGTGTTAGAGGTGTATTCCCCAGCGCATCAGCCAAGCAGTTTATAAACCGTGAAGATGTGGACGCGGCTATGAATCGTGATGTGAGCCAGGTCAACTACTCAAGAACAGTTGCAATCCTCGGGGTTGACGTGGCACGAGAAGGGGATGACCGCTCGGCCATAGCCACGAAGATAGGCAGAGACTGCACTATGCCGCTAAAAGTATTCAGAGGTTTAGACGGCCCTCAGCTCGGAATGCAAGTGCTCATGTACGCGAACGAACTCAAGGCAAAGGGCATTCCTCGTGTGTACATCAATCTGGACTACACGGGTGTGGGGGCCAGCCCTTACGATTGGTTGAAAGATAAAGTACAGCACTTGAACAAGGTCATCAGTGCGAGCCAGAGCACTAATCCCCAGCGCTGGGCGAATAAGCGGGCCGAGATGTGGGACAAGATGAGAGACTTTATCCGAGATGACGGAGCGATCCCAAAGAGTGAAGAGCTAGCCGAGGATCTTTGCATACCTGAGAAGCTCATTGACCAGAAGGGCCGACTGCTCCTGGAGAGCAAGGACAGCATGAAACGCCGCGGCATGAACTCTCCAGATACAGCAGACGCGCTGGCATTGTGTTTCGCTATCCCCATTCAGGAGTACATAGAGGACGACGGATGGCGTCATCAGCGCGCCCAGCGCTCCAAAACAATCCGCGATCCATACGCATAGGGTGTGCGCATCAATCCGCGTACAGGCTCGACAATCGGGACATGATGAAGATCGAAACCTGTACGCTCTCAGACTTATTCAATGACCCTCGGTATGAAGAGGTGTGCCAGCACTACAGACAAGAGGCTGGACACCTCGACCTCAAGGGCATTGTTGATAAGGACAAATACTCGTTCCTTGCACGGAATGGCCTACTTCTTTGCGCCCGTGCAGTGAGTGAAGGTCAGCTAGTCGGCCTCATGGCAATCGTCATGTGTCCTTCTCTCCACAACTCTAAAGACGTGGCCAATGTGGATACCTTGTTTTTAGAGCCTGAGCATCGAGGCCACGGCCTGCAATTCTTACGCCACGCAATAAAAATGGCGCGGGAGTTTGGCGCCTCAGGTATTCGATTTTCTGCACCCGCTGGATCCAGAACGGAGCAACTCTTTGACAGGTTATTCCAGCGCTCGGACGTTACTTACTACAAGTCTTTGGAGGATTAATCATGGGTATGGAAATGCTGGGATATGGCCTGCTTATGGCCGGATCTGCCGCACTCACTTCTCACACACAGAGCCGATCCGCTCGACGCCAGGCCAGCGCTCAGAAGGACGCCACGGAAGAAGCCAAGCGCAACGCGGAGAAACAGGCCGAGCAACAGCGTGAGCAAATGCGTATGCAGAACCAGAAGACGGCAGACATTAGCAAGATCCTCGGCGATAACACCAATGATCTGTTGTCTGGAGGCCAAACCATGCTGACTGGAGCTGGTGGTGTGGACCAGAACGACATGACGCTGGGCAAGAAATCAGCTTTAGGGTGATGACATGAAAGAAGTCCGCCAGGAAATTTTGCGGCGCTGGAATAGCCTTGTAATGGAGCGCGATCCCTATCTGCACCAGTGGATAGAGATTTCAAAATTCCTGCGACCCGCTAACGGGAAATTCCTCAATCCGACAACACAGAATGAGGCAAAAACCCGTTGGAATAACATCTATGACAACACCGCGCTCAGGGCCTCGGATATTTTGGCCAAGGGCTTAATGAGCGGCATGACCGATCCTTCTCAGCAGTGGTTTTTCCTCACAACTGGGAGCCCCGACTTAGACGAATCCGTCCAAGTTCGCCGCTGGCTCTCGGATGTCTCGCAGATCCTCTACATGACATACGCCAAGACCAATCTCTATCAGGCCCTGCATCATGCGTGGCTTGAGGCTGGTTTATTTGGCATTCTGGCTATCATCATTGAAGAGGATGAGGAGAAAGGATTTAACTGTATTCCGCTGACCGCTGGCGAATACTGCATATCGTGCGACAGCAAAGGAACTCCGGATACTATCTACCGCGAGTTTTCGTTATCGCTGAGGCAGATCGTTCAGAAGTTTGGTGAGGACGCTTTGCCATATTCTCTCTACCAAACGTACAAGGGCGGCCAGAAGGACAAGCTCTATACGATTATTCACGCTATCGAGCCGAGAGAAAAACGCGATACACGCTCAAAGTCCAATAAGGACATGCCGTGGCGATCCGTCTATCTGCTGAAGGATGCAGGAGACGATCAGAAGCCGATCCTCCGAGAATCCGGATACAGAATGTTTCCTGCCGTGGTCGGACGCTGGGGAGCGATCAGCACGGAAACCTACAGTTGTGAATCTCCCGGCATGGTCGTTCTGGGAGATGTCAAACAGCTCCAGCACGAGCAGAAACAAAAAGGGAATGCCATTGATTACATGGTGAATCCGCCTATTGGGCTACCGTCCGAAGCAAAGGATTCAGACATAGACATGGATCCGGGCGGCCAATCCTTCATTAACGGAGCCACTGGTAGGAAACCTGCAGAGCAGTTGTGGAATGTAGCCATCAACCTCAATGACCTGAGGCAGGACACTCTGGAGGTACAGAACAGAATCCGCGCTGGATTCAATGTGGACATGTTCCTCATGCTCAGTAATCAGTCTGCGCTCAATCAGATGACGGCCACGGCAGTTGCAGAACTGCACGAAGAGAAGCTGCTGATGCTCGGGCCCGTCCTCTCCAGATTCAATAACGAGGTTTTGCGCCCGCTCATTGACCGCACGTTTGACATTCTGAACGAAGAGGGGCTGATCCCTCCTGCTCCAGAAGAGATTCAGGGCACGGATTTAAATGTCGAGTACACATCAATCCTGAGCCGTAGCCAGAAGGAGGTGCAGTCACGCACCGACCAACAGGCCATTCAGGAGGCGCTCCAAATTGCTCAGTATCAGCCTGACTTCCTCGACAACTTCGATCTGGACAAGTACGCCCAGATTGTTTCCGACAAGCGCGGTGTTTCGCCTGAAATCCTCCGTTCTTCTGACGAGGTGGCCGCAATCCGCCAGCAGAGAGCACAGCAACAACAGCAGGCTCAGCAGCAACAGCAAATGGCTCAGAGCGCTGACATGCTATCCAAGCTTGGGAAAGTGCCAGCGGGCCCGGGAACACTGGCTGGCCAAGCTGTCCAGGGTATGCAAGACATGGCAGCCGAGGGAATGCAATAGGGTGTGCGCATCAAAAAATCACGAGGATTGACAATGAGCAAAGTTACAAGAGACCCGTTTGATAACTCCCAGCGAGAAAAGGACGAAGAAAAGAATCTCGAGGCATTCCGAAAGGAGGCTGACTTCCAAGAGGCTCTGATCAATGTCCTGAACACAAGAGACGGAATGACAGTGTTGAAACGAATTTTTGATGACAGCGGTTTCTTCTCCTCGGCATTCGATACGAACGCTCTCAACATGGCTCGCAAGGAAGGGAAACGGGAATTTGCACAACAGGTTTTTAACAACGTTCTCAAGTACGCCCCTGAAAAGATCGGCGAATTGAGACCTAAGGAAACGAAATGAGCGAAGGTACAGCAGCCGAAAATCAGACAAGCGAGGCTACAACCAACGGCACGCCTAATCCTGATTCTCAGGGTCAGCAGGAGCAATCCACGCTGATTGATGAAATCTCCAAGGCAACTCCTCCCCAGGAGGGGCAGAAGTCTCAGTCTGAGGAAAATACCGAAGAGAGCAAAGAAGAGAAAAAGGAAGACAAGGCGCAAGAGACCAGCGGAGCTCCTGAGAAGTATGAGGACTTCAAGGCGCCAGAAGGCACGGCCTTAGACGCAGAAGTAATCAAGACTTTTTCAGAAGTCGCTAAGTCTTTGAATCTGCCTCAAGCCAAGGCACAGGAAGTCATCGACAAACTGGCGCCGAAGTTGGCTGAGCGACAGATTGAAGTGCTGAAACAGACCAATGCGACATGGAGAGACAAATCCCTCCATGACCAGGTAATAGGCGGCGACAACTGGAAGAACACAATCTTTTCAGCTCAACGAGCGCTTAAAGAGTTTCAGAACCCCGAAGGAGAGTTTACAGATCCGGACGTGTACGAGCTGGCAACCTTTGCTGGCAACCATCCTGGACTTATCAAGATCCTCAAACATTTTGGCGACAGCATGAGAGAGGACAAGACAGTTAGAGGCACTTCTAACAGAACTCTCACTCCAGACGATATTTACGGTAAATAAAGGAGTTAAAAATGGCAGACGCATTCACTGGAATGACCCCTGTTACGCTTGCTGAATGGCAGGCTCTCGTACCCGAAGGCAACACTCAGATCAACATGATGATTCAGACCATTCGGGATTATCAGCCGTTCTTCGATCGTGCCACTATGGTGCGTGGTAATGATGGCCAGGGCAAGAAGGGCCTTATCGGAGAAAAGTATCCTGAAGGTCAGCTTGTCGGAATCAACGAAGGCTGGAGCGCCTCCAACGCGGCCGGCCGTGCAGTTCGTTATCCGTCCTGTGTGGCTCGTGACCGCTCGGTTATCGCCAAGCTCATGCTTGAAAAAATGCCGGATAAAGAACGCAACGCATACCGCATGCGAACCGATCAGATGTTCATCCGCGGCTTAACCCGTGGCATGGTTAAACGAGTATTCCAGGGCGACCCTGCAACAGACCCGCGTGATTGCATGGGTTTGGCAAATATCGTTCTTCCTGATCGTGACAATGGCGTTTGGAAGGATTCCATCATTGACGGTGGCGGCACTGGTTCAAATCTGACATCCATTTATTTCGTCAATTGGGATCCGGAGGAGATGACGTGTTTCTTCCCGCAGTATGGCGGAGCCGCTGGCGTATCCATGGAAGCGATCAAAGAGCCCGTCTATGTTCCCGACGCGAAAGGCAAAATGTATCCCGCATATGTCACTGAATTCGGATATGACCTCGGCGTTTTCGCTGGTAATCCTGAAAAGATTGTGCGTATTGCTAACGTTGATCCGACCAAATTCACGACTGACAAGGGCGCAACAGACCTGCTCAAGAAGTTTATTGAGGCACGTCACCGCTTGAAGACCTCCGACTTCTCCAATGTCGGTATTTACTGTACTGATCAGGTGGGCTTGATCTATGACCTCCAGTTGCTTGAAAAGACCAAGTACACACTTGAGTACAAGACTTTTGGTCAGCGTGAATCAATGCTCTCCTTTGGCGGTATCCCGATCTATCAGTACGGCACCGACGTTTTGCCGTCCACTGAGTCCAAGATCACAGTTTCTTAATCAAGGAGATAAAAATGATCATTGACCAAAAGATGATGTTTTGTGAAAAGGCTGAGGCCAAAACCGCGATCACGTCTAATGTGCTCGATTTTGTTTCAGATCAGACCTCTCCTTACTTGAATGCTCATGGAATGGTGCTCTGCATTTTGACACCGACAGCGATTGCCGGAACTTCCATCACATTCAAGCTTCAGGAATCCGCGGACAAATCCACGTACACGGATGTCATGACCACAAAGGCGCTCACGGCTACAGACCTGAAACAGCCCTTGCTTATTGCTCTGCCGCCGATTCATAAGCGTTACCTGAAGTTGGTTTCCACGCCGACTTCAGTTACCGCCGGAACTATCACCGCCTTTATTGGCAATGACGTTCAGCTGGGTTCCCCGCTCCGCACGCAGGGAGTTGAATTCCCCGCCGAAACAGCGGCAAGTTCTAGTTAGTTAATTCTCTTGTTGCAGGTTTCAGTAGTTGTTAAAAGAGAGGAGGGAGGCTTAAAAACCTCCCTTTTTTAATATGAATGAAGTGTCAATTTGCAATGCCGCTCTGAGCTACTTAGGGCAAAAGGGTACGATCACACGAATCAAACCACCTGAAGGAAATCCGAACGCCGAGGCTTGTGCTGAATACTATCCTCAGGCGCTCCGTTATCTGCTGGAAGCACATAACTGGGCTTTTGCTATCAGGCGCGTGAGACTGCCCGAATACAAGAAATATGACGCCGACCTCTATCAGTGGGCGCACGGCTACCAAGTTCCCTCAGATTATTTGCGCACCGTTAAGGTCTATGAGAAAAGCTCACAGGTGGACGAGGCCGGACTTGATTTTGAGATTGAGACGCTCTCAGAAACAGGCTCATTTATTCTCCTAACCGATTCTCCCGCTCCCATGCTTCGATACGTGGCCAGCGTCCAGAACGTGTCAATCATGCCGCAGTATTTCATTCAGGCCCTTGTTCTCCAGCTTGCTAGTTATCTGGCAGGCCCACTGATGAAAACTTCTATGGCGCAGCAGATGATCCAGATGGCCGCTCAAGCCCTGGAGACTGCGAAGTATCAGGATTCTCGAAACTCTATCAGGGTCAAGCACGAATATTTAGCACCACACCTGGCGGCACGGAGTATTTAAATGTCACTGAAAATCTATAAACAGAGTATCGGAGGAGGTGAGATTTCTCCTTCAATGTACTCCAGGATCACGGATCCTTCATATTCTGCAGGGCTGGCCAAGTGCCGCAACATGATCGTGGAGCCCCAGGGCCCTGTAGTCCGCCGCCCTGGCTTTTCAATGGTGCGGGAAACAAAGTATCCAGACCGCAAATGCAGGTTGATCCCGTTCACGTTCTCGGCAACACAAACCATGATCCTAGAGTTTGGGCATCATTACGTGAGATTTCATACCAACGGATCAACGCTGATGAACGGCAATGTCCCGTATGAGGTGACGACCGATTATGACGAATCGGAGTTATTTGATATTGACTATGCCCAATCGGTGGACATCATCACGCTGGTGCACTGCTCCCATCCTCCGAGGGAGTTGAGACGTTATGGCGCGCTGGACTGGCGACTGGTGGACATCACTTTCAACACTTCTCTTACGCCGCCCACAGGAGTGACGGCCACACAGCACATCTTGCAGTCTGCGACATATAAAGACGGATATGTCCGCAAGTACGTAGTGACCTCTTGCAACCTGGACAACTCGGAAGAATCGAAAGCCAGCCAGGCGGCCTCAGTGACTTGCAATCCGTATGGAGACGGTGCGTACAACACCATTACATGGAATACTGTAGCGGGGGCCGATCATTACCGCGTATACCGTGATAAAGGCGGTATTTATGGTTACATAGGCGAGACCCGCACCAACTCTATTGATGATGACAATATCGCGCCTGACAGCTCCATCACGCCGCCAATCTATGATGATGTTTTCCTCACCAGTGGTGGCATTACGGATGCAACAGTTACCGCTCAGGGTTCTGGATATGTCGGCCCGAATGGTGAGATTACAGGGATCGACTTGCTGGAAACACAGACATGGGTCGTCGAGGGATCAGGCCGAAACTTCTATGGACCTGTAGCGCCTGGCAACTGCTCAGCCTGGCAAAGTGATGACGGCTGGGCATTGAACTTCTATGGCGATGGTGTCGGCCCTGTTCCTAATGACGAGATGATTTCCCTGTTCTCGGCCAGCGTGGAGATTTATGACGCCGAAGGATCAGGTGTCGGAGCGACTGCCAAGGCTGTATTTTCCTCGGCCTCAGAATGGATCAAGCTCACCAAGCCCACAGGCAATCTTAATTTCTGTTTGTATGGTTTCCGTCCGATCAAGGCAATCCAGGTCACGAGCCCAGGATCAGGCTATAAGCGGCCCCTTTGCCGAGTGACCATCACAGCCTGGCCGACGTGGACATGGAGCCGAAAGGCGCTCAATTACAAATTTGAATTCAAGCGTTACACAGGAGACTTTTCAACCTCAGTAAAGAGCGCTGGATTTTTAGAAACTTCAATCCGAGTGAACGATACAACGGGAAGCGGAGCGGTGTTGGAGCCTGTAATTTCAGGCGGCAAGCTGACAAATGTCATAGTCAAGAATCCAGGAGCGGGCTATTCCAACCCGACAGCGACACTTATTTCAAACTATGGCTCAGGCGCTCAAATATCTCTGACCGTTGCGAACGCTGGAGACTACCCAGGATGTGTCAGCTACTTCGAGCAGAGGCGGTGGTTCGCTGGCAGTCGTATGAGACCGCAATATATTTGGGCAACGAAGACGGGCACTGAAACAGATATGGGCTACTCCCTCCCGTCCCAATCCACAGACAGAATCAAAGTTAGGGTAGCGAGCCAGGATTCAAACAGAATCCGCCATATCGTCCCCTTGTCTCAGCTCCTTATGCTGACAGCGAGCGGGGAATGGAGAGTTAGTCCTGTAAACTCGGACGCCATCACGCCTGAATCTATGAGCGTGCGGCCTCAGTCTTATGTCGGCTCCAGCCAGACAAAACCGGTCCTTATCAACAACACGATGATCTTTGCATCAGCTCGAGGCGGCCACTTGAGAGAACTCGGCTACAGTTACCAGGCGGGCGGATATATTACGTCCGATGTGTGTTTGAGAGCGGCCCACCTCTTCGATCATCACGAAGTCGTTGATATTGCATACGCCAAGGCTCCCTATTCGATCTTCTGGTGCGTTAATGACATAGGCAAACTAATCTCCTTTACCTATGTTCCAGAACAACAGGTGGGCGCATTCGCTCAGCACGAGACCGCAGGGGATTTTGAATCCTGCGCAGTCGTGCCGGAGAGCAATGAGGACATTCTTTATGTTGTGACCAAGCGCAAGATCGGAGAGAACACCGTAAGGTTTGTGGAGCGCATGAACGAGTACATCATTGACAAGGATGAAGATTATCTCTTCATGGATTGTGCGGGCACTTACTCGGGCCCGGCCAAGACCGAGATCAGCGGGATTAGCTGGCTGAATGGGATGAAGGTTTCCATCCTAGCCGACGGCTATTGTGTGCCGGATCAAGTAGTGCAGAACGGCAAGATCACGCTAAGAAGAGCGGCCTCTAAGGTCCATGTTGGTCTTCCGTATAACTCAGATATTCAGACATTACCTCTTGCATTACAGCTCCAGGATCTTTCTTTCGGTAGTAACCATAGGAAGAACATCAGTGGTGTAGCAGTGAGGATGATTGATTCAGCGAGCATCTTGGCTGGCTCGAGTTTCGACGACCTCTATCAGCAACCAACGAGAGGAAGAGAAACTCCAGGCACACCGCCGAAGAAGAGGAATGGAGAGTTTGAGGTGAATATCGCCGCAAGCTGGACGGATGACGGGCAAGTCTGTATTCGCCAGAACGCGCCGCTACCGCTCAAGATCTCAAGTATCACCGTGACTTGTGACGTGGTGTAGTGCGCATCACGCTCTAGGAATCCTCCAATATCTATGCTGAGTTGGAGGATTTTTTATGGCCGAATCTAGTTTCTCTTTTGGCACGTTAGGCCTTATTTCTACAGGTGTTTCCACACTCTTTAACGTCTTCGGTGCTAAGAGTGTCACGCGGTACAACAACGCTATTGCGCAAGCTCAGGCAGACATAGCGAAGATCAATGCCGACACGATGAATCTGCACTATCAGCAGAGATTGTTTGCGGCTGAGGGTGAGTATCAGCGCGAGACCATGCAGGCCGCCCAGATGAAGGCGCGGCAGAAAGTCGCTTTAGCCGCGAACGGAGTTGCTATCGGTGTCGGATCAGCCGCCGAGCAATTAGCCAGCACGGACATTGTGAAGAAGATCAACCTCAACCGCCTGGAGAGCAATGCGAAATCCGAGGCATGGGGCTACCGCGCAAAAGAGACGGACTACAGAAACCAGGCGCTCATGAGCCTGGCTAAGAAACAGAGCGCAAGCCGAGCCTTTACGGATTCTCTTCTGGTGGGCGCTGGGAATATGGGAATGGCATTTGCTTACGGCAAATTGATGGATATGGCCAAAGCCTCAGAATCCGACGATAAGCCGATCCACATTGACGCTATTTCAGGAGCACAACCGAACCTGCTGCTAGGCCAGACAGTCAAAACAACACAGCTCTATCCGACAACGACCAAAAACATCTTCTCTCTGAACTACAGAGGATAAAAAATGCCAATCGTCCCTAAGTATGAAAATAATGTTCCTGGAGTAGTCGAAAGCGGAAGAGGTTTCGGCGCTCCCGTTGATAACGTCCGACCCTCATTTGATTACGAGAATGTCATGAACAGGGCTTTACAACCCTGGAGCCAGCTTGCAGACAGCACGATCAAGATTGAGGCTTATCACCGAGACACTGTTGTAAAAGCACAGGCCGATGAACAGCTTGACGCTTACAACAAGGAAGTGCAGACAACGCTGTACGATCCAGAGAAAGGATACTTTGCACAGCGCGGCAAGAACGCGGTTACAGGCTGGGATCAGGCGCAGAGTGACCTCCAATCCATTTACGACAAGCACCTGAGCCAAATTGATGACCCTGATGTCAAAGAGGCTTTTAAGTCGAATGCCCTTCAGCGCCTCAACTCTGTAAGACAGAAGACAGTTGTCTATCGCAATGAACAGAACATCCGCTGGCTAGCTCAGACATCTAAGGATCACGCTGACAATCTGGTAGAAGAGTTTGCCTTAGGCGGATTCTCTCCAGACGGTCAACGCACAATGGCCAGCCTGATGAACGAGATCGAGTATCAGGGCAGGATGCAGGGCTGGGACGAGGAGACGCTTAAGAGACAGAAAACGGCTTATCAATCTTTGGCTTATGCAGGAGCTTATGGAAATGCGATGCTCACCGATCCAGAAGGAGCCATGCGTCATTTCCAAACAACAGGCCAAAAGATTATGACGCCAGATGTGAGCCAGCGGGTGCTTATGGAGTTGTATAAAACTAGCAAGCCGATTATGGCCTCAAAACTGGCAGCTATGGGCGGTATTTCTGCTTTATCGCTAACAAGCGGTGCAGTGGCAAGACTGCATGGAGACCTTGACCTAGGAGAGCGAGTTAGGAACCAACAGCAAGCCCAACAAGGATTAGGGACGCCTCCGAAGGTTTCCGACAAGGTACTCAACACTTCTGGGTACAGGTGTTGCAATCCTTTGAATGTAAAAGTATTTGGCAATAAGTGGAATGGACTTATTGGGCAGGATGAGCGAGGACATGGAATTTTTTCTCGTCCTGAGGAAGGCATAAGAGCGGGAGTAAAGGTCCTCCAGTCGTATTCCAATAAATATGGGATCAATACAATTGAGGGAATTATTTCTCGGTTTGCAGCGGCCGATCCGGCAACTCTTAGAGCGTATGTCGATAACGTAAGCCATGCCTCTGGCTATGCTCCTGATGAACAGTTGGATGTCAAGAATCCTGATGTTCTAAGAAAAATTATCCCGCCGATGATTAGGCAGGAGATAGGTGACGTTCCGTACTCAGATGAAACGATCAACGCGGGAATACATAGAGGCTTAGGTCTGGAAACTGATAAAGCACAAACCACACTCTTAGAACAAGAAGAAGAGCGTTTGCCGCGACTGACATCTTCAGACCTGATCCTCAATCCAGATGCAAAAACAGGATATGCCGTTTTCGATAACCTGCCGAGAGCGCTGAAGTTCGACCTGTTGAAATCGGTTAAACAGGGGTCAGATCAAAACATATCTGGACAGAAAGGACAACTTTCTTTAGCTATTAAAAACGGACTTGCTCAAGCCAGAAATACAGGGGACATAGGAGGAATCCCGACTGAAACCGACTTTATCCAGGTGTACGGACAACTAGAAGGAACAGAGAAATTTAGAGCGGCTCAACAGGAAGCTCAGTTCAACGCCAATCTATATATGATGCCTGGAATGTCAGTTGCAGACATGGAATCCATGTATAGACAGCTCACTCCTGAGAAAGGTGATCCGCAGTACGCAGAGCGGATGAAACAGAGAGACTTATGGCAGAAGGCTATGAATCAAACTCAGAAGGAGCGCTCAGAGGATCCAGTGCAGTTTGCTTTTAGCGGAATGCCAGATTTAGGCTTACAGCCGATCACGGACTGGGCGAATCAAACCGCAGTAATTAACCAGATTCAAAAGCGAATTGATAACTCAGGGATTATTTCCGAGCGTTTCGGAACGCCTAAGAAACTTCTGAGCAATAGTGAGGTTACTGCCTGGCTCCAATCTCTAAACGGCATGGACGCTCCTCACCAGGGCGCCTACCTGCAAAGATTATCCGATACCCTGACAGGAGGCGGAGACAATGTGGAGCCGCTGGCAATTCTGGCAAATCAAATTGGCGGCAAGAACTCAACGATAACCAATGCTCTTGCGGTAGCAGCTACACCCAACGGACGGGAAAGCAATGGTGCAATGCGCCAGATGCAGGGCAATTACATCAGGACAAGTAAGTTAGGAGACGCCTACAAAGAGGAAGCAGACTTAAGAACTCAGCTCTCTGGGATCTTAGGGGTTGCCGATGGAAGCCCGCAGTATGAGGCGATGGTGTCTCAAATCATGAATGAGCACTGTTACGCAAACTCCGTAGGCTCTCAGGATCTTTCCGAATCTATAACAAATGTCTATGGACAGTTGGTTACCCACAATGGCAAGAAGATTTTCCTACCAACTCAACTGAGCAAGGCTCCAGGACTTCACGTCTTCGGAAATGCCAGCGCCTTTGAAGACATTCTCTCGGACATAGGAAAGGATTTTGCCAAGTCAAAGAAGACCTTCAGATATGCAGGTCAACAAATTAACGGCAATCAACTGAGCAACCTCCTGAGCAGTGGTCCCCTTCAGTATGTCGCTGACGGTGTTTATTACATAGTCAACGGGCTGGAATATGTGAGAGACAGCAAGGGCAATCCGGTTGTGATTGACACGAATCCATACATACAGCGGAACCAAAACGCACCCCAAATAAATTATGGAGAACCAAACTATGAACGTATTACTGGACCCGTTCGGCACGTCGGTACAGACTAAACCCAACTCTGTTACAGAATTTCCTGAAGCGGATAACTTAGACGCCACCAAGCCGAGCATGTTTCAGGGTATAGGCGAGGCTCTCTCGGATATTCCTGGGTATGCGGCTTATAGCTCCTTATCAAGCCTTAATTCTGCAATCGCAGTCCGCACAGATTCTCTTTATGACATGGAGAATCAGGAGGATCCTTTTGCTGAAGACTTTGCTTTTAAAAGACCTGACAAAGAAACAGCAGTAAAAGCTATCGAAGACCAGGCAAAGCATTACCGACTTAAGGCAAAAAACGAATACATGCCTTCAGCGGAAACCACTGGTACGGCCTCAATGATGATTCATGGAATGGGATCAATGATCCTCCAGGCCGTAACCCACACAATGCTTACAGGCAATCCATATTTGGGAGCGGCAAGTTTCGGTATGGATAGAGGTTTCTTTACAAGAGGAGACCTCATGGATAAAGGCGTGGACGAGAAAACCGCAAATAAGGCGGGTCTTGCGGCTGGTGTTTTTGAGGGAGCGGGAATGGCACTTCCAGGCGCTCTAGGCTCTAAGGTTTTGAAGTCTATGGCCTTCGGCGCAGTAGTAAATCCAGCTACAGATATTGGCGAAAATGCAACGATAGGATTCATTCTGAACAATGCTGACTATCAAAAACAGGCTCGTGAATATGATCCTTTTGATCCTACAAATTTGGCAGTCTCGGCAGGTATGGGTGCATTCTTCGGAGCCCTCGGCGCGAGAACAAACAGACGCGCTACAGCAATATTAAATGCCGAAGAAGAGCGAACAGCAGCACCCAACGCAGGGGAAGAGGGTCAGGCCGCTCCGAACACAAACATGAATAAGAGTGTGCTCGATTCTATCCAGAATCGTGACCGCTCGTCTAAGGAAAGCCGCTTGCAGATGGAGAAAATTGCGGCCGCTCCGAATTTCAACCTCTTACGTGAGAGCCGCTCCCTCGATCAAGGCGCTCCGATTATTGCCTACGTGCCTGAGGACATGAATATTCTCTGGGGCAAGAAGGTTGAAGTGTCCGCTGACCCGAGCTCCGAGCCGGTGACTATGCGTTATGCTGTGGTGGACGCGGACGATGTGCTTACTTCTAACGCGGTTGACGGCTCCAGCAATCCGAGTTTCACAGATCCGACCGTAGCAGGAGCACGAGCAATCGCAGGGAATGGCCGCATAGCTGGCCTCCAGGGCGCATACAGGCAAGTCAAGGCGACTAAGTACCGAGCTGACCTCACTCAAGATTCAAAAGAATTCGGAATCTCCAAACGCCAGATCAAGAAAATGCGTAACCCGATCCTGGTCAGAGTGATGGATGATGCTGATGTGGTTGAGGGTATCGGTGAGGCGTCCAACCGCACAGGAACGCTCAAACTCAATCCGGCCGAACAAGCCGCCCAGGACGCTCGAAACGTCCGACTTGAAGAGGTTGAATTCACCAAAGACGGTGAGATTACGCGCAAATCAATGGACGAGTTTGTAAAGCGCACGCCTGATAAAGAGGGCCTCATTGATTCAAACGGCAATGCCCTTTATGACAATATCGCAAGACGAATGAGGCCCGCTATTTTTGCCGCCGCATTCTCTGATACTCGGATCATTAACAGGTTTATTGCTGACAGCCCTGAAGACCGCAAGATTATGAACGTGCTCCAGTCGGTAGCAACCGAGGTAGTGCGACTGAAGAAGATCAAGGGTGAGCTGGATTTTTCTCCCGACCTTCTCGAGGCCGTGGCAGACGTATTCGAGACACGCAGAGAAGCCAAGAAGATCAACGGCAAGGGCCACGAAAAAGAACTCACTGGCTCACTCATGGAGGAATCCGCGACACCTGCGCAACGCTACTTTAGAGACATTCTCTTATCTGCAAATCCTGAACGACTTCAGGAGATTCTTGCCAGGTTTAGAGAAGTTGCCGAGCAGGAAAGCGGGGGCGCAGGTTTCTTTGAAGCGGTCACTAAGGATCAAGTTTTCCAGACGGTCAAAAAAGAATTTGATTCTTTTGATCGAGCCGTTAATCAAATTAAGCCTAGCCATGTTGACGCCGCTATGGAATTGCAATCCGCAAGAATTATTCAGGAGGATCAACCTTCAGGAACTAGAGGAGACATAAATAAGTCTATTGCAGACGAGAAGAAGGCCGCCGAACAACTCGACAACGGAGAAAGGGTTGAGGTTTCTGGAGAAGGTGTTGACCCTGAGGTTATGGACAAGGAGGTCAGCTCCTTTATTACTCGTTTTGTGAGGGAGCTGGTAGGCGCAGGAGCGGAACAAAAGGTCGCAGAGATGGGCGCCAAAGTTCATGACGCATTCTTTGAAACTCTGGGTATCCGTTTAGGTCGTAGCCGTAAGGAGCTAGAACAGGAATATGGAGTGAAAGTACAGAGAGCGGAATCCGCAGAAGGCTTTGCTCAAGAACCTCTAGTCCGAGAAGGAATGATTAGAAAGCCAGATTCTGATTCTGCAAAAGTTGTCACTATCCCAGAGAATGTTATTCCTAAATTTGAACGCAGGATCGAAAACATTAGGAACTGGGTTCTGTCGCAATTTAAAGAGAATAGCTCTGCTGTAATTGCTTCAACAAATCAACACATCAGAATAGGGAAAAGAGGACTTAACGCATCCCTCAAAAGAGTTCGTGAGCCACATCACAACGAAGTTTATCCCTACTTAATCAACGTGTTGGAAAATGCTGAATATGACAGATTTGAAATCAACGACGGAAAAGAAAAGCATAAAGGGTTGGCTGGCCAGGATGTTTATGTTTCTGCTCTGAGAATCGGAGATAGGCTTTATAGCGTCAAAATTAAAGTAGATATTCCTGGTAAAGGGGAAATAGAACAGCGAAAAACTACAAATGGAGTAATAGAGGACGGAAGATACAAGGACCATAAGGTCTCTGAAATTGATATAACTCCTGCGCTAAATACGAAAGAAGCATCCGTTTCGTCGATTATTAGCCGACCGGATGCTTCGATTGATGGAGGTATTCCTTCCATCAACAGAATCAGTTTAGGAATCCTCCGAGGGAATGTCAATCCCACAAAAATTGATAATGGAGTTCTCCGCCAGAACGGAAACGCACCGAGAGGAATTTATACGCCTGGAGAGCGCGTGATTACTCTGATGCAGTCTGCAAACGAGAGCACATTCATTCACGAGAGCGGGCATTATTTTCTTGACGTGCTCACGGACGTGGCAATGAAGGAGAACGCTCCAGCGCAGGTCAAGGCCGATGTCCAAACTCTCATGGATTGGTTTGGAGTGAAGGACCTTGAAGAATGGAGAAGTCTTTCTATTGACGAACAGAGAGCCGCTCACGAGCAGTTTGCGAGAGGGTTTGAGCAATACCTGCGCGAAGGAGAAGCTCCGAGCACGGCCCTTGAGAAAGTCTTCAAGGCCTTCAAAGATTGGCTCACCAAGATCTACAAATCCTCAGAAGAACTCCAGGTTGAAATCTCTCCAGAGGTGCGGGCCGTCTATGATCGACTGCTGGCAACAGATGAACAGATCAGGGCCAAGGAAGAGATTGATACTCCTTCACTCTTCGGCGGCATGGAGCCAGAAGAGCCGCCTGCAAATCCGGTTGTAAAGGCCGTGCAGCAGACAGCAGAACAGATGATTGACGCTGCTCCCATTCCTGAAGAAGGAAAAGCTCAGATAAGAGAAACACTCGGAATCAAGCAGCCAGAACAACAGACTGGTGAAAACCATCAGCACTATGGAATCCCGAACGAGGAGCAATTCATGGATCAAAACCTTGAGACCTCGGCGGCCAACGATCCCAACGCTTTTATTGTTCTGGATGACGGCCGAGAGGTGAGTATGGGCGATTACATGAGAGAGATTGAGGCCGAGCAGAAACAGGAGCTTGACCGAGCAAACAGTGTTTCCGAGGCCGCTCAATGTATGTTGAGGAACGGTGCTTTTGATGATGTCTTTTAAGGATTGAAAATGGTTAGCAAATTAAAACCCGAATGTGAGCGCCAGGTGTCCGCAGTCTTAGGCCGCCCGATCACAGAAAGCGAAAGTCAAGACCTGGTGGTCAGCGTTAAAAACTACTACCTCCAGAACAGGCAGGCCCACCCGAATATGTCACGGGATCAGGTAGTGAGTGAGGCCGCCAAACAGTACGCCCAGAGAATCCAACAGGACACCGCGCGAAAGGCCTTCAACGCCAAGCGCCAGGCTTTGGCCATCTATCAAAACCGATTGACCTATCAATCAATGAGAACTAACGGTGACAGCGCTAACCAAGCGGCCAGAGGCATCCTCAATCGTGTGGACAAGTACAAGGTGGGCGTGGAGCAGGAGGCCAAGTCACGCCTTGTTGATTTTCTGGAGAAAACTAGCCCCACGTTCTTAGGCTTATGTGAGAACAAGAAACTCATTACCGACCTGGTGCACGAAATCGCAGGTGATGACACTGGAAACCCTGTTGCCAAATCGGCGGCCAAGGCCTGGATTGATACCGTGGAATCCTTGAGAGAAAGATTCAACGCGGCGGGCGGTGATATTGGAAAGCTGGAGGACTGGCTATTCCCGCAGACACATGACCGCTACAAGATCATCAACGCGGCCCGACGCCTGGCAGGAGGAGAACTCAAACAAGCGGGCCTGGCTGTAAAAGACGCAGTGACCTTTAAAAAACACAGCGCCGCCCAGAATCGTGAGGCCTGGATCAATTTTGTCTGGGATAAGCTGGACCGTTCTAAATACCTAGACGATGACTTAAGGCCGCTGACCGATGACGCTATGAGAGACCTTCTCACGAACGTGTACAACACAATCACAACTAACGGAGCCAGCAAGGAAAGTGTGGGCAAGGTGACCGCAGGACGCGGCACAAGCAAGGCCAACAGCCGCCGAGATCACCGCACGCTCATGTTTAAGGACGCCCAAGCCCGCCTGGATTACAACGAAGTGTTTGGGTCCAATCCTTCAGTTATGGGCACGATGATGGAGCATATCGGCGGAATGTCTCGAGATATTGCACTGATGGAAATGCTCGGCCCCAGCCCTACAAACACCTTCAATACAATCAAGAGAATGGCTCAGATCGACAACGATCAGCAGGCTCCGATAAAGGGGAAGATTACGTCCACGGACAATTCTCTTTTAGATGCAATGTGGAAAAATCTCTCAGGCTCGGCAAACGTAGTGGAGAGCGGAATGCTAGCCTCAATCGGCCAAGGCGCCCGTAACCTCCAGGTGGCGGGAAAGCTCGGCTCCGCTTTTGTTTCCTCGTTCACGGACGTGGCAACCTATTTCCATACAGCCAGAGTGAACAGAATGCCTTTTGCTCGGAGCGCAATGCTCCTGGTGAAGTCTCTCAACCCTGCTGACAAATCTGATAAACGGTTTGCCGCCAGGGCGGGCATTATCGGAGATGAACTCAATTCCGCCGCCTCTCGCTTTGTTGAGGGAAATATCGGTAACGGAATCACGGGCAAACTTGCAGACCTCACCATGAGACTGTCTTTACTCTCTCAATGGACGGACGCAGTGAGAAGAGCTCAGTCACTTAATACAATGGCAACCTTTGCCGAGGCCACCAAACATAATTGGGCCGATATTGACGGATGGCTGAGATACAGATTAGAGGAGTTTGGAGTTTCTGAGGACGTGTGGAAAGCGCTCCAGAAGTGCAAGCCTGAAGAACTCAACGGCTCCCATTTCCTAACGATCAACTCCATTAAGAACGCGGCCTCGAAGAATGGAGACATTGACGGCCTGAATGTGAACAAGCTGGTATCAACCTACCTGAGCTTTGTAATGGATGATTCATTTATGGCGTCCTTACAACCGGACTTAATGACGCGCTCCATTACTAACTGGGGCAAATCCCGCGGCACCGTAGCAGGTGAGTTTATCCGCAGCATCTTTCTTTTTAAGTCTTTCCCTATCGCAATGTTTACGCGGCACCTCCAGCGGTCTAAGAGCCTCTACCGCTACAAACTGCAAACAGACGGAAAGACCGCCGCAGTCTGGAGCCGAGTTGGGTACTACTCAACATTGATTGCCTCAACAACATTAGTGGCCTGGGTAGCTAATATGTTTAAGGACATTATTAACGGCAGTGACGTTAAAGATCCCTTTACAACTGATGCTATTTTTAAACGGGCTCTCACGGCAGGCGGCGGAATGGGCTTTATCGGTGACATCCTTGTTTCTGGCATGGACGATTACAAGTACGGGCACCCCGCTTTAATGAATATGGCGGGCCCCGTTCTGTCTACAGCTATGGACGCCTACACGATTTTTGATAAGTACAAGGACAACAAAGATATTGGCGCTAACGTCCTGCGAATCGTGAAGGGGAATCTCCCTGTTGTGAATCTCTGGTACACGAAACAGCTCTTGAATCATGCCGTATTCAATCAGATTCAGGAGATGATGAACCCTGGCTATCACCGCAGGATCGAGCAGAAGATCCGCAAAAATCAGGGTGTCGGTTATTGGTGGAAACCAACCGATATGCTCCCGTACAGAATGCCTGAGATCGGCACGGAACCTCGGCGATAGGTGTGCGCATCAACAGTCTGGCAGACATGAGAATGTCTCTAAACAATGAGGTGTTTTCATGCTGCCAGATGTTCCGAGACGGGTGGGCCCTGTAACAGGCTTGGGTATCTCCCGAGTTGATTTCGACTTCAAGATTTTTGCGTCCTCCAATGTGCTCGTAATCCGCACGAGTAAGGCGGGCGTGGACAAAACGCTGAAAGAGGGTGAAGACTATACAGTTACCTGGGACGAAGACCAAACCGCCAATATCGGCGGCTACATCACTCTTGACGAGTTCCTCACTGACGGGGAATCGGTCACGATTCTCTCTAATGTCGCATACACCCAGGAGCTTGATTTACACGCGGAAGGTGATTTCAATCCGAATGACATCAACGTCAACTTTGACCGCACCGAAGCACAGATCCAGCAGTTAAAAGAGAAACTCTCCCGCGCCGCAGTCGCTCCCGCATCTTCTGGCATGGAGGGTGACGAATACGGTGAAATCCTCTTAGAGAACTCAACGAAATCAGGCGAATACGCCGCCCAAGCTCAAGAAGCCGCCGAAACATCTAAGGCCGCGGCCGCAGTGGCCAGCGCCGCCCAGGATAATCTGGACGCCTCTACCGATGTGGCAGAGAACGCTGCCAAGTCTGCAAGCAATTCGGCAACCGCCGCCGCGCAATTCAAGCTTGATTCTGAGGCCGCTGCTACCACGGCCACCGAGGCTGCAGAGGTGGCTAAGCAGGCCGCCTTCTCATATCGCTACTGTGCGACCGCCACAGCAGGAGGCACGGTCAACACCTCAGCAGTCTTGCCAGCAACGCTTATAAAGATCGGCGACCACGTGATGAACTCTAGCGGCCAGATATTCCGCGTTCTGAATGTTGGTACTTCCACGTGCGAACTCTCTGGAATCATCACAACTATTTCAGGCCCTCAGGGTTTGAAGGGTGATTCAGGCAGTGTCGGGCCTCAGGGCAGTGCAGGCGCAACATTCACACCAGCAGTTAGCACGGAAGGTGAAATCTCCTGGACGAACAACAAAGGGCTTACAAACCCAGCTCCCGTAAATATCCGCGGCCCAAAAGGCGAGAGGGGTGAACGAGGTTTGCAAGGCAGTCCGGGACCCGTCGGAAGTGCGGGACCTCAAGGCCCGATGGGAAGTAGTCCGTGGGCAACCGCTTTCGGCCAATTCCGCATTGACGGAGCTGACCTCAAACTTGATTACGTCGGCCTGGACACTTCAGCAGATTTCTCAATTAACAGCAATGGGCAACTTACAGTTACGGTGACAGAATGACTACTTTAAATTTAGGTCGAGTTCGGCCAGTCTGGAAAGGTGACTGGACATCAACGGCCACCTACCTGGCTTTTGACTTCGTTAGGTACACGGACGGGAATGTTTACTTAGCCGTCCAGGACGTACCCGCAAATTACATCCCGAGCTCCCAGACCGCTTACTGGGTTTTGTTCGGCGCAAAAGGCGGAAAAGGTGATAAGGGTAGTGCGGGCAGTGCGGGCGCAACGGGCAGTCAAGGCCCCCGCGGCGTGACGTTCACACCAGCAGTTAGTGCTGAAGGTGACCTCTCCTGGACCAATGACGGGAACCTAAGTAATCCAGGCACAGTCAATATCCGCGGCCCGAGAGGTTTGCAAGGCGTAGCGGGCAGTCAAGGGCCTGCGGGACCGACGGGGCCAGCGGGCACGACAAACTACAACAACCTGACTAACAAACCTGTTTCAGACACGTCTTTAAAACTGGCTGGCGGTTTTGCCGACGCAAAGACTACTGGCGAAGCACTTGATAAACGTGTTGGAGTTGCAAGACAAACCTTCTCGGACAATGAGAAAACTATTGCCCGCACGAATATCGAAGCAGTGGCTAAAACAGAAGCCGTGCTCTTGGATGAGCAAACCATCAGTGCTACCGACAAAGAACAGGTTTACACCAACCTGGGATTGATCCAGATGTTCAAAGAATTGTGCCTGGCGAATGGCGCGACCCAGGCTGAAATCGACGCACTTCAGTAGGAGAACTGAATGACCACACTAAGTGAAATCAAAGCTCGATACCTGGCTGCGGCCAAGGCCAAGCCTATCGAGAAATACTGCATCAAAGACCACGAAGGGAAGATTGTGGCGAGAAGTAATTCTCCCGTTGTTCATGTCTTCAACAACGAGGCAGACGACGCATACGCCGCCGAGCATTACCAGCTCAAGGAAGTTTTTAACGGAATGAAGTTTTGGTACGGCGAGGAATCTCCGACAGGACTTTATCAATCTGCCGATAGCCAGTTCTACACGGAATCCGAGTTGCCTGAAAACACCGACGCATTCTGCACACAGCGCTATGCCAACGAGGTGAAGGCTGAGAGAAACGCAAGAATCTCCGACACAGACGATTACGTGAAACTGCCTGACATCACCGTGGCGCGGTCAGCAGGAGCTAAGAGATCAGCCCTTGAGGACGATGACCGCACGGCCTTAGAAACATACAGACAGGCGCTAAGAAACTTGCCCGAGGCGCAGGGTTTCCCGTTCGTGGCATGGCCCGAGTTTCCGACCGCTTTGGCTTACGAGCTACAGCAGAAAGTCAATGCAAGATCACAAATGAGAGGAGGTTTCAATGCTTAAAAAACTGATGTCGCTGCTGTGCAGTCTGTTTGTGCCTAAACGGGCTGTAAGCAGTGGGGGGGGGTAGTTTAACTGTCTATGGTAGTAGTGCCGGGGCGTTAGGAGTTGAGAATCCGAATGCTCAGACGATAACCATAGAGTTGGAAGACGGAATCACATCACTCTCTTATGTTGCCCCGTTTGACTGCATAGTGACGATTTACTCGCTAATCCAAGAGGATGGTGTAGATGATCATTATGTAGACGTATTTCTAGCGAATACGTTTTATCAACAAATAGTACGAGATCCTCGTTACAACATAGCAACTTCAATAAGAGCCGCAAAGGGCCAAACAGTGATTGTCGGTGCGAGAGGAAAGGGCAATAGGGCTGTAATCAGACCAGTTTTACCAAACTAAGACGGGGCATTTAAGCCCCGACAAAAGGAGCTTAAATGCTAAAACAACTTATTCAGCGGCTACTTGATAGCCGAACGACGGCGGCAGAGGCAGCGCATAGCGCTATGCCGAAGCCGGAAACGCCAACAATCGTTTCTGATCCTGTTACAGATAAAACATGGCATTCATTGATTGCCCCGTTTGATGGCTATTTTTCATGCAAAGGAATAACCAAACACATGCTCATAGAAAACTCTGCGGCCCAATGGTCCGGTGTGACTGGATTAACCAGCGGAGGCTACATGGGATTTACTCTGCCTATGTCAAAAGGATCTGAAGTTAGATATCAACTGGATCACAACTCAACTGGCGTAATGATGACCTTCTCAAAGACTATCGGGGGGGGGTATAACTGCCTTGTTCGGAGGGCTCTGCCATGCTTAAGGCCCTCGTTCAATTATTTGCCGAGAAGTTTTTGCAAAGCAAAAAATCTTGGGTTTCAGAACAATCAGCTCCTATCATCCATCAGGGCATTAATATCCCTTGCACAAGCACCACGGATTTCTTTAGTTACATCGCTCCGTGCAACGGCTGGGCAACTTCTCGATGCAACTCAAATACAGTCTCAGCTCTTGAAATCCAAGTCGAGAACGGGCAGATGGCACTTGCTTCCGTACTTAACGGAAACACTGCGGGAGCTGGAATCTGTTGTTACGTTAAAAAAGGGACACAGATTAAGTTCTTGTGCCGTGGCGGAAGTACAACCGATTATTCTCTTTGGTTCTACAAAGCAAGTTCAGACTTTTAATCCTTTGACAGGAGGCGCTTTATGTTAAAGAACATTCTGAGCCTCCTGCTGAGCAAGTTCTACAGCAAACAGGAATCCGAGGCTGTAGGACATCAGGCTATGCCAAAGCTTAGCCAGTATATTGACTTGACTTCCAATGCAACCGCTAATGTAGAAAATACCTATGTAGCTCCGACAGATGGTTATTTCGTATGTGCTACCAAGGGAGGGGAATGGTCCGGTGTGAATGTTTGGGGAACTTTGGATGCAGGTGCTCCGGGGGCAAGCGGAATCCAAGGTAAAGTCTTTACTCCCTGCGTAAAAGGGGCTTCCGTCCATTACATTATTTACGGCACTATTCACTTGGTTAGATTTTATAAAACTATCGGGGGGGGGTACAAACTCTTAAGAGCGCTCTTCTGCAAGGAGGTGGCTTATGTCGCTTAAGTCATTGGTACAGCTCTTTGCGGAGAAGTTCCTTACAAGCAAGAAGTCTTGGCTATACCAAAACTCTATCGCTCTTAAGAACGACCCTATCACGGTGTTCTCAGGTTCGACAGGAATTTCAGAACGGAACTACACCGCGCCTTCCAATGGAATGGCCCTTGTCTCTTTTAGAAAAGCATCGGCAGAGGATATTTCCTGTTTCGTGGGTGTCAACGGTATCAGGAGACAACAGCTCCACAACCTTAAGCAAGGATGGGAAGCTGACGCTACTGTTTACCTCTCTAAGGGCGACCTTCTCCATGTGGCAACGGGAGGTAGTAACCCAGAGATCAGTAAGCTCATATTCTACCCAACGCCTTAACCTGACAGTAGGAGGTGCGTCATGCTGAAAACGTACCTCCAAAAACTCCTTGGAGAATTAGGGGTCATTCATGCAAAAGCCTCTACGGTTGTTACAGAGACTAGTTCAATTACGGGGAACGGAAATACTGTTGACTGGGATTTAATAGCCCCGTTCTCTTCGGTTTGTAGTGTAAAGATCACTGCGAGAGTAAAAATTTATGCGGCGGGGATAAATGGTATACCGCTTGTTCAAATTAACTCGCAAGAGACGGCTTCAAGCCCTGTGTTGAATAAGACCTTCATCTTTCCTGTAAGGAAAGGAGACAACATAAAAATCTCAGTCGCCACTCTTTCCGGAGAAAACGGGCCTATTACAGCGACGTTTTGCCCAACAAACAAACTAACGCTCTAATCGTTCCGCCCCTCCATGTGAGGGGCTTTTCGTCAGGTGTGCGCATTGAAAGAAAAAGCGCTCATAACATGTCTAAAAAGGAATAGACATGGAAACAGATTTCAGCCTCAGCGAGTTTGCCAGCACGGTGAACCTAATAGTGTTCGCGCTTATTCTTATCTGCGCCGCCTCGGGCTCGGCTATGCCGTACGTGAGAGGAGAACGGGGCTGGAATTTTCCGCGCTGGTTTGTTGAATTCATATCCTCATGTGCTGCTGGCTTCATTGTCTATCTGATCCTCCGCACCTCCAAGTTGTCCTGGGAATGGATAGGAGCTTGTAGCGGAGTGTCTGCATATTTTGGTCTGAAGATCATGAACACTCTTTACGGTGTCGTCACAGGCAAATTAAAACTTACCGTACACAATGGAGCGAACCATGACAATTAGTATGCGCTCGTTTATAGCCGGACTTATAAAGCTGGTCTTGTTCTTTGCTTTTTATATGGCAGGGTGGCTCACAAACTCTCAGCTTAACCAGTATACGATCGTGTCACAGCAGGACAGGATCAACATGCTGGAGAACGAAACCGCGCTCCAGCGCCTCCAGATTAACGAGCTAAACAGACGAGCAACTTCAAACACTGAGAATCTGAAGCAGCTTGAACGCATTAGTTCAGATATTGAATCTCTCAAAAAAGAAGTTCAGCAACTGCACGGCTTACACAATACGAAGGAGCCTAAATGAGAAAGCAGAATATATTGTTGTATCCGCCTGAACTGGCAACTCAGTTCGTATCTGAGTTTGAACAGGGTCCTAAAGGCGGCCCCGCTCTTGAGTCTTACAAATGCCCCGCTGGAGTGTGGACGATTGGTTTCGGCCATACGAAAGACGTGCACGCAGGCGAGCACATTACGCGCAATGAAGCATACGACCTTCTAACTAAAGACCTGGTTCAAACACAGGAGGAGTTAGCAGCCATTGTCAAAGTTCCAATCACGGAGAATCAGTTTATTGCTTTGATGAGTTGGTTGTTTAACCTTGGCTTGACGCCTGCCGTCAGAAGATCAACATTACTAAGAAAACTAAACGCGGGAGATTATGAAGGTGCTGCTGAAGAATTTCCAAAATGGAGGAAAAGTGCTGGACAGGTTCTCCCAGGGCTGGTAAACCGAAGAGCGGAAGAAAAGAAAATATTTTTAAAGGAATGAATATGGTTACTGCTTTAGTGTCTGGTTTAGTGGCGGCGGTTGTTTCTGTTGCATGCAATGTACTGATTAATTACAAGACCCTTAAAGAATCCTGTCGAGAAATTCTGTCCGATCTTAGACATGAGAAGCAATGGACAGGAGTCTGGACCAATGAAGGTCGAATTGATGGACCTGATGATGAAGAGTGCGTAACTTTGTATCTGGATTGCAGGGAAGGAGGCCTTGGTGGATACATGGAGAGAAACATTGATCAATCGATCATATTTCCAACTCTTTGTGCAAATAGCGGTTTTAGAAAAAAAGCAAGATTCTTTTCCTATTCTTGGGTTCATGGACAAAAAATAGGCAAGGGCGATGGATATCTTTATCTGTTAGATAGTAGAAATCTTGTTCTGAAAGATAACTTAAACAGAACATACAATCTTTTCAAAACAGTTTCAGAAAAGTAGGAAAGGGCCGAAAGTGTTTCGAGCAATCCTAACTATTGCCGCCGTCATGTTTTCCTCTGTGCTCGGTTATCACTTCGGCCAGCAGGAAACGGAGCTGAAGTGGACGCAGGAGAGGGAGCGGCTATTAGCTCACCAGATTGAAACGCTACAAAGGAAGGACCGTGAAATCGCTGAACTTGAAAAGTCTATTACTACTCTCAATGATTCTGCTATCAGGGTGCGCGAGCGAGACGCCGCGATACAGCGAAAGCTACAGAGGGAGCTTGGAGAGTGTGGTCGATTTAGACGCGCACTTGAGCTCTCTTCAAAAACTCTTGCAGAATGTGCAGAACGCGCAGTCAGAGATAGAGAAATCATTGAACGATGTGCAATCCAACTGAAGTGAGCCGTTTTGAACAGACAATCAGAGACAAAAAGAGTGGGATGTTAAATCTTGGCCTATCAATTGCGAATGACGAGAGGTTTTCCTTGTGACAGAATGGAAAGCTGAGATAAGTTAATAAGAAACATCCCATGGCAACAGAGAATAGTTCCTATATAGTTTACGTTGATGAGAGTGGGGACCCTTATTTGGACAAAATCAATCCGGACTTCCCAGTATTCGTTCTGTGTTTTTGCGTTTTCAAAAAAAATGACTACGCGGAAAAGGTAATACCGTCACTGAGCAAATTGAAGTTTAAATATTTTGGTCATGATATGGTTATTCTGCACGAAAGGGATATCCGGAAAAAAGAAGGTATTTTCTCTAAGTTGGGAAAAGAAGCCAGGGAGGCATTTCTCGAGGAGCTGACGGCAATCATCGAGAACGCCGAGGCAACCATCATCTCCGTTGTAATTCACAAAGAAGCTCACCGTGATAAGTACTGTCATCCCTATGAACCATACTCACTGGCGATGAGATTTGGAATGGAAAGGTTAAGAGGTTTTCTTTCCATGCACGACGAGAAAGGGAAAAATCTCCACATAATCTGTGAATCACGGGGAAGAAAAGAAGATGAGGCTCTCAGAAAAGCTTTCCATGAAATAAAAGAGAAAATGGGCGTCCCTTTTGATCTCATTATGGCGCCAAAAACAGTGAATTCAAACGGCCTTCAGTTGGCAGACTTAACCGCCCGCCCTATAGGGTTGTATTGCATGCGGCCTGATCAGGAAAACAGAACCTACGAGATTCTGAAAAAGAAGTTTTGGAGAGGGTTGTCAGACTGTTGTGTGAATGGAAATGGACTTAAAGAGTTCCCAATAACAAAAGCCCCAATCTCGTAAGACAGGGGCCCTGCCGGACGGGTAGTCCCATCCCAACTGAGAGCAATTCTACAGAAGACTATCCATGCATTCAAGCAAATTTTCTTGTGGTTACATTTACAACTGCAAGTTTTAAGCGAGCGCCTTCCTTTTTGTTCTCTAGCGGTTTTCATCATCACCTAGGGTTGACTTCCTCCCCTCCATAAATGAAGAGGATTCCTACCGCTTCTCCGACAGCCGTAGCTTAATGTCGAAGTTGCCTCGGTGGGTTTCTGCTTCAGCGGGATTGCCCAAAGGAGTACAGCTTGGTTTTTGCACGTTCTCCAAAAGGAGTTTTACGTGCTTGGACACAACCGTATACTCCTTCAGGTCTCACATCTCTCCACAGACTTAACTTCGGGACAGCCCGCCCCTAGATCTGAAAAGATAGAGCCAGTTTAGCATAACCAGTCCTTCGGACTGGACCCTTATATCACCGTCATAAATGACAGTGTTTTACGGGCATAGCTGATAAATTGTCCTTAGATATTTGGCTAGGGTAACCTCGCGCTTCTTCATTTTCTTAAGTTAATTGATTTGGAATAAAAGGGCCGTAAAACGACGCTGTTGCAAAAACAACAAAAACCGTTTTCTGACCGTTTTTTTTAACCGTTAACGGGTTTTTAACGGAACCGTTTAACATATCCATTTGAATATTATATAAAAGTAGGTGCTAGTCCCGGGCACCAGACCTAATTCTTAAGACCTCGTAGATTTGCGGGGTTTTTCTTTGTCCCAAAAATCCCTAGAACTATCCGAGCCTTCATTTCATTAGCGGGTTGCGTGGTTAGTTTAAATTCTCACTTTCAATTCTATTTGCGCGACCTAAAGCGCTCGATGCTTCCGTTCTTTCTAAAGAGACGGTTTCAGATTTGACTTTTAGTTCTCGATAATTCATGAGTATTTGGAGAGGTTAATAGCCTTTTTACGCAAATCCTTAACTTAATTTGGGGTTAATTACGGTAAAAACGCGTTCCATTATTGACGAATCGTAGGAATTCCTTAGGGTGAAAATTAATCATCCCTTCGATGATTGCCTAGCTTCTGCATGGTTCACGTTACTAAGGTTAGTTGGAAAGAGCTTATGGCAAGGTTCACTCAAAATTGGTACGTATCGATTGTTCAAGGTAAAAACAATGCGAACTCGACAGGAGCCATTTTTTCTAAAGTTCCGGTAATGCCTTGGATCCATCATCGCCTTCATCCGGTGCTGGTGAGGATTTTCTTGAGATTAGGTCTTTCCAAAACGCTGAAAGAAGAAAGAGTATTTTCTCCGGGTGAACGTGTTGACCACGTGGTCCTCGCTACTAGAGGCGTGACTGCTCGTGCGATCGGCTCAACAAAAGGAGACAGTCCTGCAATTGCGCTTTCCACACCTGGTCATTTGGCGGCCGGTAACTTGAATTTCTTCTCCTGACGGCCCGAGCCGGACACTACTTAGCGATCACAAATGCCGAAGTCGCTTATGTTCCGCGGAATATTTTGGCGGAACTCGCCAAGCAAGACAGTCTAATCAACGAACTGCTGCAAGTTCAGTTTGAACTTGCCAGTCTCTCTGATCGAGTGGGCGTCTGCTGTTTATCGCTATTGAGTAAGGAAGACAAGCTAAAGGCATTTACTTCGACTTGGGCGCTCAACTTCGGCACAAGGTTTTTAACAGAGAAGGCCGAAAGATGATTCGAATGCCGGTTCCTTTGACGAGAAAATATCAGGTTCTGGTCACTAACTGCTCTTCGGTTTGGCTCGACAAAGTACTTCATAACTGGGTTCGGGAGAAAAAATGGGAGCGAGACTGAGAATTCGTACTCGTGAGTCCCGAGCTTTTGGACCGTACTACCGCTGGCTGAGAGGATGTATGGATGAAGCGGATACCTACAACTACCCCAAAACTTTGTCTGAGCAAATCTTTTTCGAAAGTAATCCTGCTTGATCGTACTTTTTTCTGATCTGAAATACTAAAAAGCCTTGAAGACTGAGAAGTCTCCAAGGCAAAAATCACTTATCACGCTGTTTCTACGTTAGAAACGCTGAGCCAAACCGGCACCGAGACCCGAATTTTCCTGCGTCTCGTTCTAGGCGAACCGATTTCACATAGATAAAAATAGGCAAAGGAGCCGTCTTTTTGTGCCAAAGGCGCAGTCGGCAGAAACATTTCTTAAGCCGACGCTTTGTCGTTAGAATCCTTTTTCAAGTTCAGGTGGCAATACAGCCGGTCTTGATTCAACTTCAATTTTCCATGCGGTGTTTCTGTGCTTTTTCGTTATTGCGTCCCTAAGGCTGTTTCGTCGACCGAGTTTTATCCGATTCCCTATTACGAATCGGTTTATCTGGAAAACCAATGCTTCACGATTGAGGCTGATAGCCAATACCAAGCGGACGAAAAAGCTTATCGTTTTCTCGCCAATCTGCAGAAGAAACATGATTTGGCTTACGAGAAGCTTTTGGATGAACAGGGCATCCGCTTTCGTAAAAGAGAGGAAATCATTGAGCGTCGTCCGATTTATCTGAGAGATCTTCGAAGGCCCGGAGATCTGGATACTTTCGGAAATCAAAAAGATCCCAAAGTTTGGAATGAATATCGTCTGAACGATTATTACCGGGAAACAGAGCTCCCTGAAAACTTCCAAGTCTCAGGCTACCGCTATGAACAGAATCCGTCGGGAGGCCAATACCGTTTCTTCAGGCAGTTAACGGATCATCAGTTTGCCTACGGACTGGTCTTTCTTTTGATTGTTGTTCTGTTAATTCTGCTTCTTCCCCAGTTCCGCGGACTCGGAATGCTGGATGTGCTTAATTTGGATTGA